ACCGAAGACTTCGACTCGTACACGAGCGACCGACGTGTCATCCCGCCGTACACCTTGATGATGTTGGCGAGTTCGTCGTTGTTCTTGACCATCCCGGCGGCGTGCCGGAAGATGATCGCGGCCTGCTCCTTGTCCGCCGCCGCCGAGTACAACTGCCCGCCCACCTCCCCGTCCATGACCAGCACGCGCAGGAGGATCGCGGCCAGAAGGGGAGTGTTGTGCGTCGGAAGCATCGTACGTCCACACAGGTATTCGTTGGTGGGCGAGTCCACCGCAATACACCGCATCGGGACGGGATTGATCCTGGACACCCGAGATACCTGCACAGTGCGGCTGCGCGGCTTCCTGCCCAAACCTCCGCGATGCCGCATCCGCGCCAACTTCCGCGGCAGTCGAAACACCGGCAGTTCGTCGGCAAACGCGCAGAACTGCAGCATGTAGACGGTAGAGTCAATCAGCCGACCATTGCACCTCGCACGCTTCTCACGCCACGAGTACTTGATGCCGAGCGTCGCCAACAACTCGGCCACACCAGCCACAAGCGTGCGGTTGCACCCTGTAAACTCAAGAACCATTCCTGATTTAGAGCAGGTGCCGTCTGTGTCCATCAACCCCTGCAGCAGCGCAAGCCTCTGGGCAACACTGGCGCGCAAGTACTCGCGTGGGATGTGCTTGTCACCAAGAAGTCCGCACGATCTCAGGGCAACCCGCATACCACCCACCAACGACGCCCTCCATGTGTTGGCGTCCTGCTCACGCAGTCTTGTGGTACAGCCAAGACGCCCCAGTTCGTCCATGATGAACTGGTCTTGCTTGCTGCAAGTGATCCGGGCCGCGTCCGAGTCGCCGTCGCCAAGCCACACACCGAGCACATACGGGTCGATGGGTAGATCGGCCTCGCCGCACTCGATCGGAGCGGGCATATCAAGAGAGTGGTTGCGGTCCCCACGATTCCCGTATGTCTGTGTCTCGAAGATCTCCCTCGTGGATCGAACCCGACGCAACCGTTGCTGGTTCCTTCTACCGAGATCGCGTCGTCCGCCGACCCCGGCCCCGACACAATCCACGCGGGCGTTGGTCACCCAAAGGTGGTCTCCGCACGCCGGGATGGTCAAGAACAACGACGAACTCGCCAACATCATCAAGGTGTACGGCGGGATGACACGTCGGTCGCTCGTGTACGAGTCGAAGTCTTCGGTCTATCGCGCCCTGTCGTCGGACGCCAAGACGAAGCACGGCCTTGCCCCGTCGCTTGTGGTTGTGGACGAACTGCACGCGATGGACGACCGGGAGTTGGTGGACACGCTCGCCACGGGCATGGCGTCGCTCAACCGCCGCCATCCGCTGCTGCTCTACATCACGACGAGCGACTTCGACCGCCCGTCGATCTGCAACGAGAAGCAGGAGTACGCGCTGGCCGTGCGGGACGGGCGGATTCAGGATCCCTGGTTCCTGCCGGTGTTGTTCATGGCGGACATCGGGGACGATTGGACGGACGAGGGGGTGTGGGCGAAGGCGAACCCGAACCTCGGTGTGTCCGTGTCGATCGAGTACCTGCGCGCCGAGTGCGCGAAGGCGCAGAACAATGTCGCGCTACAGAACACGTTTCGTCGCCTGCACCTGAACCAGAAGACCACCACGGACGTCGCGTGGATGCCGGGCGATGTGTGGGACGGGTCTTCGGGGCTGGAGGGCGGCGAAACGCCCGAGGCGTGGCGTGCGAGGGTGCTGGCCGAGAAGGCGGGCGACCCGTGCATCATCGGTCTGGACCTTTCGCAGAAGATCGACATCACCGCGATGGTGCTCATCTTCCCACCGACGACCGGCTCGGACTGGGTGGTGGTTCCGTACTTCTGGATCCCCGGCGCGGACATCATGGAGAAGGAACTGAAGGACAAGGTTCCATACCGAGACTGGGCGGCCCGCGGGTTCTGCGAGTTGACGCCGGGCGACTGGATCGAGTTGCCCGCGATCCGTTCCCGCATCGACTGGGCTGTCGAGACGTTCAACGTCAAGGAGGTCGCGTATGACCCCGCCTACGCGGAAGGGCTTGCGCAGGATCTTCAGACTTCCGGCGTGCCGACGTGCCGGGTCCGTCAGGGCGCGATCAGCCTTTCGGAACCAATGAAAGAGGTGTACGGCCTCACCAAGTCGGGTGTGTTCCACCACGGCGGCAATCCGGTGCTCCGATGGATGATGCTCCACACCGCCGCGAAGATTGACGAGAACGGGAACATCCGCCCGAACAAGGCCAAGTCCACGCAACGCATCGACGGCGTAACCGCTACGATAACCGGCATGGCGAGGGCGTTGGTTGCCGACGTGTCACCCGGCTGGGACTACAGCACGGGCCTACCTGGGATCTAGCCGATGAGCCAAGTGAGCGACCTGCAGGATCCTGTGCGCTGGCTTCTCGACGCCTTCATGTCGGGCGCGTCCACGCGATCCGGTCAGGTTGTCAGCGAGGCGTCGGCCCTGACCCTGCCCGTCTACTACGCGATCGTCCGCAACATCGCGGAGGACACCGCCAAGATCCCGCTCCCGTTGTTCCGCGAGTCGGGCCGGTCCAAGACAAAGGCGACGGACCATCCCGCCTATCCGCTGCTGGAGGACGCCCCCAACCCCGAGAATGGGGCGATGGCGTTCCGCGAGTTGATGGTTGAGTGGGCGATCGGGCACGGGGCGGGGTTTGCGGAGATCGTGCGGAGCGCGGGCAGGCCGGAAGCCCTTTGGCCGATCCATCCGAGCCGCGTGCGTGCCGAGCGTGACGGGGGCGACAATCTTTGGTTCCGCGTCTCGTCCAACTACGGGGACGATCGCTATCCCGAGCAGGACCAACCCGTCTACATCCAGGCGGAGGATATGTTCGTGGTCCGTGGCTTCGGGAACAACGGGGTCACCGGGTACTCGCTCCTGCGGGTGGCGGCGGAGGCGTTGGGCCTTGGGCTTGCGCTCCAGACCTACGGGGCGACGTTCTTCGGCGGTTCCACTGCGATCAACTCGCTCCTGACCACCACGAAGGACTTGAACGACGAGGCGCTTGCGAAGGTGCGAGCGTCGTGGCAGGAACGGTACACAGGTCCGAACGCCAACCAGAAGCCCGCGATTCTCCCGCCCGGATGGGACTTCAAGCGCGTGGACATCTCGCCCGAGCAGGCGCAGGCGATCGAGTCCCGCAAGTTCCAGGTGGAGGACATCGCCCGGATCGCCCGTATGCCCCTGTCGAAGATCGGGGCGGGCACGTCGGCGGGCGGGGAGCGGGAGTCGATCGACTACGTTGTGGACACCCTGACGCCGTGGATGCGTCGGGTGGAGGAAGAGGCGAACCGCAAACTGCTGCTCCCCGAGGAGCGGCCCACCATGTACTTCAAGCACACGGTCCAGGGGTTGATGCGGGGGGACCACGCGGCGCGAGGGGCGTTCTACAACACGCTCTTCCACCTCGGCGCGTTGTCGCCCAACGACGCCCGCGAGTTGGAGGACATGGAGCCGATCCCCGAGGGCGGCGACACATACTTCGCGCCGATGAACATGATCCCGCTTGAGGCCGCGAGCGACTACGCGAAGGCCCAGATCAAGAAGGCGGGTGCGGCCCCACAGCCCACGGGGGCCAACCCGACCAACGAGGGTGGGGGCGGGAACAACACGCCCGACCCGGTGGACAATCCGGGCGGCCAACCTCCGGGCGGCAAGCCGGGCGGGAACGCGGCCATAGCGATGGCGTTCGTGCTGCCCTCGTGCGTGCGGCTAGTCAACAAAGAGATCAAGGCGCTCGAGGCGGCGATGGCGAAGCACTCCGCCGAGACGATCGCGGATTGGGCGTCCGGGTACTACAAGCGGCTGCGGGACGAGGCGGCGGACACGATGGCCGGGCCGGTCGAAGCGGCGGCCACGCTGCTCGGGACCGCCCCGGTAGACATCCGGGCGTGGTATGATGTGTCGGACGTTTCGGAACGTCTCGCGTACCTCAAGTCCGGCGCGGCCCAGCGATGGGCGGCCATGATCGGCGGGATTGCACCATGAAGATGCACGCCTCTTGCGTTGCCCGCCATTCCGGCCTGTGGGCGGTGGACGCCCGTTGGTTCTCCCAGACGTGGGCGTGCATCAAGGCGGGCGCGATCCGGGCGATGGAACCGGACGAGGCGGAACGTCGTTCCTCCGTTCCGGTCCACGTCACGGAAGACGGGATCGCGGTCGTGTCGATCAACGGCCCGATGCTGAAGGGCGCGAGCAAGTTCGGGAACGCCAACTCGGTGGAGGCCCGTTCCGTGGTGCGGGCCGCCGCCGGAGACACGAACGTCCGGGCCATGCTGCTCAAGATCGACTCGCCGGGCGGGACCGTGGCTGGCACCGATGACCTCGCCACCGACGTGGCCGCCGCCAACAAGGTCAAGCCCGTGTATGCCCAGATCGAGGATCTTGGGGCGTCCGCAGCCTACTGGGTGGCTTCGCAGGCCGGGTCGGTCTTTGCGGGTCCGACATCGGAGGTGGGTTCCATCGGGGTGTACGCGGTCGTGGAGGATTCGAGCAAGGCCGCCGAGATGGACGGGATCAAGGTCCATGTCGTCTCGTCCGGCGGGATGAAAGGGGCGTTCGCGGATGGGACACCAATCACCGACGACCAACTGGCGTACCTCCAGCAGCAGGTGGACCGCTCCAACGGTTTCTTTGTGGACGCGATCCGCCGGGGCCGTGGGATGTCCGAGTCCAAGGCCGCAAAGGTCACGACAGGCGAGACGTGGTACGCCCAAGAGGCGTTCGACCTCGGGCTGATCGACGGCGTGCAAAGGTTGGACGAAACGCTTACAATGATCCGGAAGGATCTGAAGGGCCGTGACGCGGCGGCGCGGGCGAAGCGTCAGGTCGCGGTCATGCGGACCCGATAGTCTACGACGGCTCTACCGGAGCCTACAGTCTCAACAGGTGCGGGCAGGCCCAAGTCAGCCGCCAGCACCATTCCAGCGGTCACGGCCCCAAGCGGCCCTCTGCCCGCGTCTACCTTGACCGGCACCAAGCCGGGCTAGAAGCACCCCACTTCCAAGGGGCTACATCCCATGACTCTCGATGAGATTCGCTCGAAGCGTCAGGCAGCCGCCGCGCAGGCCGAGCCGCTTGCCGCGCTCGACACCCTGACCGATGACCAGCAGGCCGCGTTTGATTCCGCCATCGCCACGGTCGATGAGTGCGACGCGCAGATCAAGGCTTTGGAGGATTCCGCCAAGGCCGCGGCCGAACGGCGCGAACGCCTTGCCCGGATCAACGCCTCGGGCCGCAAGACCGCGAGCGACACCCCGGACATCCGGGTGGGCAAGGCTCGGGTCGCCGACGATCCGGCGCGCGGGTTCAAGTCGCCGCGCGAGTACCTGACCGCCGTGATGAATGCGTCATACGGGCGGGTGGACCCCCGCCTCTCCCCACTTCGTGCGACCGCCGGTTCGGACGAGCATTCCACGTTCGATGATTCGCGCGGCGGGTTCCTTGTGCCGGAGGCCTACAGCCCCAACGTGATGTCGGTCAGCGCTGAGGCCGATCCGATCGGCGCGGCCACCATGAAGGTGCCGATGGGTTCCCCCACGGTGAACATCCCGGCCCGCGTGGACAAGAACCATTCCACGAGCGTGTCGGGCGGCCTCACCGTTTCCCGCCGTTCCGAGGCGGTCGCTGCGTCCCCGAGCCGCATGGAACTGGAGCGCGTCAAGTTGGAGGCCGCCGGCCTCTTCGGCTTGACCTATGCGACCGAGGAGTTGATGACCGACTCCCCGCAGACCCTCATGGCGATCATCGCGGCAGGTTTCAATGACGAGTTCACCGCCAAGTTGATCGACGAGCGTCTGAACGGCCTCGGCACCGGCGGGCAGTACCTGGGCGTCCTCAACGCGCCGTGTCTCGTGACTGTCGCCAAAGAGACCGGGCAGCAGGCGGACACCATCGAGTACAACAACATCCTCAAGATGCGTGCCCGTTGCTGGGGGTACGAGCGTGCGATCTGGCTCGCCAACCACGACACCATCCCGCAGTTGGCCCTGCTGAACCAGTCGGTCGGCACCGGCGGCGTTCCGATGTGGCAGCCCACGGCCCGCGAGGACATTCCGAGCATTCTGTTCGGACGGCCCATCGTGTTCACCGAGTTCTGCAAGACCATCGGCGATGTCGGCGACATCGTGCTGGGCAACTGGTCCCAGTTCCTTGAGGGGACGTACCAGCCCCTCCAGTCCGCCGAGTCGATGCACGTCCGGTTCGTTGAGCACGAGCGTGCGTTCAAGTTCTGGACCCGCAACGCGGGTGCCCCGTGGTGGCGTTCGGCTCTCACGCCGCGCAACTCGACCAGCACCCTCTCCCCCTTCGTCACCCTGGCGGCCCGCTAAAGAGTGAGGTGAACCCACATGGCTTCCACACAGGCATCCGATTCGATCCTCCAGAACATCAAGGTCACGCAGTACGACTTTGATCCCGACTCCACGAGCGCCACCGACGTGGCGTGGGTGGACATGCGCGACTTCGGCAAGTTCGCGTTCTCGTTCTTCCGCACGGTCGGCACCTCGGACGTGACCGTTCAGATCCTCGCCAACTCGGAATCGGACGGCTCCGGTTCCGACGTGGTGGTCAAGACGTGGACGAATTCCGCGTTCGGCGACCCCGACGCGGTGGGCGACTACGCCTTCGGCGAGTGCTCTTCCGAGGAATTGGCGAGCCTGGGCAGCACGCTCCGGTACGTCACCGTGAATCTGGCGTTCGGCACCGGCACCGATGAGGCTGTCGTGACCTACATCCGCACCGACCCGCGTTGGGCCTACGACGGCCTGACCGCCAACAGCATCGCCTAAAGGAGGTGTCACTTGGCCTTCGGAACCCCTCTCTTCGTCGGGGCACAGCCCGGCGGGATCTACGCGGTGGTGGACCAGTCGTTCACTACCGGCAATATCTGGTTCGTCAACTCGGCGACCGGGACAAACGCGGCGGGCGCGGGACGTTCTCCACTCGCGCCGTTCGCCACCATCGACTACGCGGTGGGCAACTGCACGGCGAGCAACGGCGATGTGATCTACGTCATGCCCGGCCATGCCGAGACGGTTTCGGCGGCTGGCGGCCTGGATCTTGACGTGGCTGGCATCACCATCAAGGGTCTCGGGTCCGGATCCCTGACCCCCACTGTGACGCTCAACACCGCCACGACCGCCGACGTGGACGTGGACGCCGCGAACATCACGGTCGAGAACATCCACTTCCGCGCGAACTTCGCGGACATCGTGGCGGGGATCGACGTGAACGCCGCGAACTGCACGATCCGCAACTGCCGTTTCACGGCGGTTGCCACGAACATGAACTGCCTGATCTGGATCCTGGGGGCTACGTCCACCACGTCCAACGGGCTGGTTGTGGAGAACTGCTACTGCGTCGATAAGGACGCGGCAAACACCCACTTCGTCTCCTTCCCCGGAACGTCCGACCAGTGCGTCGTGCGGAACAACGTCCTGCACGGCGACTGGGGGACTGCGGCGATCGGCGCTGCGGGCGTGGTGACGAACATCACCGTGACCGACAACGTGATTTCCAACGCCGCGTCGGACAACGACTCCTGCATCAACATCAACTCTTCCGCGACCGGAATCGTGATGCGGAACCTCGCGTGTGGCGGGGCAGCGCAGGCCAACGGGATCACGGCGACGGCGTGTGCCATCGCCCAGAACTACTACGGTGTGGTCTCCGAAGACCTCTCCGCGATCCTCGAACCGATCGCCACCTGATCTGCCCTCCTATCTCTCGCTGCCCGGCCTCGCGCCGGGCGGCGGGTTTCCATGCTCAGGATCAAGCGCACAGTCCAGCCGACGTTGGAGCCGGTCACTGTGGCCGAGGCGATGGCCCATTGCCGGGTCGATTCGTCGGCGGAAGAGGTCTACATCGGCGGGTTGGTTTCCGTCGCCCGCGAATGGGCCGAGGACTACACCAACACCACGATCATGCAGTCAACGTGGCAACTCACGATGGACTGCTGGCCGGTGCGGTCGGGTCCGCAGTACGGGTCGCTCGACGCGGGCCGGATCGACCTGCCCCGGTGTCCGGTCCAGAGCGTGTCGTCCATCCAGTACGTCGATGAGAATGGGGCCACCCAGACGCTTGATCCGTCCGCCTACACGGTGGACACCTCCAGCGACGTGGTGTGCCGGGTGGTCCCTGCGTATGGGCAGACGTGGCCCTCGATCCGTTCGCAGGTCGGGGCGATCACGATCACCTATGTGGCGGGTCAGACGCTCGCGGCGAACGTCCCGCCCCGCGTCCGTCACGCGATCCTGCTGCTGGTCGGCCACTGGTTCGAGAACCGCGAGGGCGTGTTGCAAGGGACGACCAGCAAGGAGATTGAGTTTGCCGTCCGGTCCCTCCTCGACCTTGGGTCGCTGACGACTGTGGGGTGAGCATGAGAGCGGGCAGACTACGCCATCGCGTGTCGCTCTACAGGCCGACGACGGCTACGGCCAACGAGTACGGCGAGACGGTGGGGGAACCGGAGAAGGTTCGCAGCAACGCAATCGACGGGGACTACTGGGCGGAGATTGCACCAGCATCGGGGGGCGAGACGCAGAGCGGGGACCAGACGCAGGCCAGCGTGTCCCACACCATCAGGCTCAGGTACGACCCCAACCTGCGCCCGCTGCCGTCGTGGAAGGTCGTGTATCACGCGCGTTCGTTCGAGGTGCTGTCGTGGGTTCTGGTGGACGAGCGGAACAGGGAGATCCTGATCTCCGCGAGGGAAATGGTGAAGTGAACATCAGCGTCCATCTTGGCGGGTTCGAGGAGATGCGCCGCGAACTCGGCAAGTTGTCTACGCGCATGGTGGACGCGGCGGCGCGTAAGGCGGTGCGTCGCGCCGCACGCCCTGTCGTGCTTCAGGCTCGCGCGAACCTCGCGGCCCTTGCCCTCAAGGATTCGACGGGCCTGCTGTCCCGGTCCATCGGCGTGAAGGTGAAGAAGTACAAGGGCAGCCGGAGGCCGGTGCGGACGTATAGCGCGGAAGAGGCTCGGGCACTGGCCGCGTCAGGCGTGACCGTGGCGATTGTCGGTGCGCGGCGTTCGTTCGTGCAGACGGTGTTGCGGCGGTCATCGTTCATCCGCGGATCCCGTCAGGCGGTGGCGTCCGTTGTTGAGACACGGGAGTACCTGAAACCCGTGTCTTCTGTGCCTGCGAACTACGCCCACTTGATTGAGGGTGGCGTTCGTCCGCACACGACCGGTAAGGGTTCATCTCTTCGTTCCGGCAAGAGCGGAGGCGTGCGACATCCCGGATTCGCGGCCAAGCCTTGGCTCAATCCCGCGATCGACGCCAAGCGGGAGGAGTCGCGCCGCATCATGGCCGAGTCATTCGCGGAGGATCTGCGTGCGGAGGCGGCCCGCGTCCGGGCCAAGGTGAACTCCGCGAGAGCGAGGGCGGCATGAGGCTCATCACCGCCGCCATGCTGACGCGGATGAAGGCCAACGCAAGCCTCACCGCCCTGCTCGGGAACCGCATCTTCCCGTTGGCGGCTCGGCAGGACACCCCGCTGCCCTACGCCGTCTACGACGCCGACTACACGCCCGAGTACGACATCGGTGGCAACGCGGTGGGGCTTTCCCAGATGGAGTACACGCTGACGGTGTACACCGACGGCGATACGGCGGTGAAAGACGGACTCGCCATCGTGGACGAAATCCGCAACTCGCTCGACGGGTTCCGGGGGTCCGTGAACGTCACGGTGGGCGTGGACGTGACCTCGGTGAGTATCCGCACCTGCATCCTGACCGGCGGGGTAGCGTCAACGTATGTCCCGCCAATCGACGGTGGGGAGGTCGGGCGGTGCGTTCACATCATGCAGTTCAGCGTCGGCTACTTTGAACCTCAACCAACCGCTTCCACCGTCTAGGGGTGACCACCCATGCCTGACCAAGGTACAGGAACAACCTTCACTTTCGGCACGTCGGGATTCCAGACCGGCGTGACGTTCATCGACACGTCCGGTTCGGCGTCGCGTGAGGCGGTCGAGACGACACACCTCGGCACGACCGTCGCCAAGACCTACGAACCCGCCGACCTGTACGACGGCGGAGAGGTGTCGATGACGATCGACTGGGATCCAACCGAACTCGGTGTGACGGGCGGGTTCCTGCTTGTGACCGGGGCCGAAACGGGCACCATCACGTTCCCGACCGGGGCGTGGGCGGCGTCCATGTTCTGCACCGGCATCAACTGGGGTCCGATCGTCGTGAATGGTCGGATGACGGCCAATGTCACGTTCAAGGTCACCGGCGCGATCACCGCCACCTAAGAGGCATAGATGATTCCGACTGCCCTGCAATCCGTCCGCTTTCCCGTCGAAAAGGTCACGCTCTCAGAGGGCGTTGAGGTGTACGTCCGTTCCCTCTCGGCGGGGGACGCGGAGTTGTTCGCCAAGTCGTGCGAGAACACGGAGGACGGCCTTCCCATCGCCGTTCGTCTCGTCTGTCTGTGTCTGTGTGATGAAAAGGGAGAGCGGGTGTGCGTGGACGGGGACGAGGCGGAACTGGCGAAGTTGCCCGCCCCCGCGATCGGGGCGATGTTCGAGGTGGCGGCCCGTCTCAACGGTCTTGGCGTGAGTGCTGAGGGAAACTGATAAAGCGTCCGGTGGAGCGGTTCTGGCATCGCCTCGCGCTCGCGCTCGGACGCACGGTACAGGAGGCCAAGGCAACGGTGTCCGCTCTGGAGTTCAAGTCGTGGGTGGAGTTCTACGGGCTTGAGCCGTGGGGCGAGGAACGCGCCGACCTGCGTGCCGGGATCATCGCGTCCACGTTCGCCAACTGCCACACGAGGCGGGGGGGCAAGCCGTACCAGCCCAAAGACTTCATGCCGCGCTACGGGCCTCCGGAGCGGATGACGGACGAGGAGATGGCGTCGAAGTTCGCAGCGTTCGCCAAGTCGCACAACGAGAGGGTGGGCCATGGCCGGAAGGCTTGACATTGGCGCGCTCGCCGTCCAACTGCGTGCGGACACGCGGTCGTTTGTCTCCGACCTGGCCAATGGGGAGCGGGCGATCGGTCGGGTTGCGAACGCGGCCAAGCAGTCGCGTACGGCGCTGGCGGGGTTCGGGTCTGCGTTTCGTGCGCCAGGGCTAGGCCGTGCGGCGGCGTTTGGCGGTGTCGGCTCTGCGGCAGCGTCCGCGCTCGGCTTTGGGGCATTGGGAGGCGGGCTTGCTGGGTTGACCGCGTCCGGGACGTTCATCGCGCTCGAAAAGGCGATTGACTTCTTTAGGCAGCAGGCGGAACGCGCGGCCAATATCACCAAGACGATTGCTGATTCGTTCGCCGAGAACCAGCGAAGGGCGCAGGAGTTGGCCGATTCGATTCAATCTCGGCAGCAGTCCGTAGACGACATTATCACAGACCTTGTGGATCCAGGCGGAACGCAGGTGCGGGATCGTCGGCAGGCAATCATCGACCGCATCAACACAGTGAGCCAGGAACTTGCACGACTCCGTGAGTTCAGGCAGTTCGCGGTGGCCACGTTCGATAGTGCGGACATCGCTCGGGCTGACGAGTCAATCCAGCGGGCCGAGAAGGCGCTCGCCACTTTGAGCGAGCAGTTTCGATCGCTACAGGATGCTGGCCCCCAGAAGGGGCTTGGGTTGGTTGGGAGCGGTCGTATTTCCAAAGACCTCGCGGAAGCGGTGGATGCCGCGTCACAGAAACAAGCGATCTTGGCAGCGGCCACATCGGCGTCTGCCGCCGAACAGGCCGCCCTCGTTGCCGACGTGATTCGTGAAGAGTCGCAACGGCTGCGAAAGGAGTTTCAACTTCAGTCCGATCAGGTCACCACGTCGATCAACAACATCTCTTCACAGGTACTCATCCTACAGCAGAGGCGAGAGCGGTAAATGGCGAATGCCTACGAACTCAGGCCGGGATCGCAGCCGCGGGCTGACTACAAGGGAAGCCGCACGGCGTCGCGCCGTTTCCTCGTGGATGTCACGCCGGACCTGGTGCCGCTCGACGGGAGCATTGTCGGACTGCCCGCGATCAACTCGTCCCACCCCACCATCCCCGGCGCTCGGGCTGACCTCATCGAGGCGTCCGAGGTGCCAGGCAAGAAGGACTGGGCGTACGCGGACGTGCTGTACTCCACAGAGCGGAAGTTCGGGTTTCCGAAACAGCCGATCGCCACGAATGAACTCACGTTCAAGTCGTGGGGCATGGAGCCATTGACCGTTGACCGGGCCATTCCGGTGGCGAAGAAGATCACGCGGTCGGTCCCGTCACCAAGTGGTGGCGCTCCAACAACGGTCACGACGTGGGGGTATGGGCCTGACTTCACCGTGTCGTACTTTGAGACGGTTCCGATCGTCATCCGAAAGGTGGTTCTGAGCACGTTCGATTCGAGCATCTGGAACGCGATCATCGAGCAGAACAACAAGATCCACGTTCTGCCGGATGGGCTCCCGTACCGCTTCGAGGCGGGAGCGATCACACAGACCACGGCGACGGCGTGGGAGACGACGTACTCGTGGTACGGGGATACTGGGTCCGTTGCGCCGAAACTCATCAATCCGGCCAACCTCAACAACGCCGACATCATCTACCCGCCGGGCCTGCCCGGATTCTTCTACTCGCGTTCCGCCTTCGGGGTGTGGCAGGTCGTTCACAACCCGCTCAACCCGTGGCCCAAGTTCATCGAGACGTTCCCCTACGACGACGACACGCCGGGCGGGTGGTCCACGTTGCCGGGAGACCCGATATGACGGTCTACCAGGGGCACATCAAGTCGGCCTCGCACTCGACGTTCGGGGCGTGGGACACGTTCACCTACACGGTGGTCTACCGACCGGAGTGGCGAGGAGGCGACGAGGTGGAGTTGGCGGGCGTGCGCCCGTGGAACCGCCCATCGGCCACCGAGAGTGCCAACATGGACTTCTGGCCCCACAAGCCCAGCGCGCTCGTGCAGGTCCATGAACTCGGGAGCGAAATCCGGGTGGTGTTCCCCGAGCCGCGCCCGAAGTACATCAACTGTGATGGGACGCAGACATGGTGAGTCACGCCGCATACCGCGAGTCCATCCCGCTCAACGAGTACGCGCGTCGCGTGTTTGACGTGCGGGGCATGATGACGGCCACCGTGCAGGGGACGCTGACCTTCGGGACGTGGGGGACGGCGGTCCTGACGCTCAAGCGGTCCAACGACAGAATCACGTTTGTCGCGCTGTCGTCGCCCACCACCATGACCGCCGCGGGCATGACCGCCGCAATCGACGTGTCGGGCTTCGCGTGGCTTGCGGTCGAGGCCACGACGCTCGAAGGCAGCGCGGCCTACGCGGAACTCAACGTGAGCGCGAAGAGCGACAACGCGCTCGGCTAGTAGCCTTTCAGGACACAACTACGGAGTCTACCCAATGGCAATCGCCTACCTGACCGACAACTCAAAGACCATCGCGGCGGGCGCGTGGTCGGACGCTACGGGGTTCGCGGACAACGCAACGCTCGTGGTCGATCGCGGCACGCAGTATATCGACACGGCCCTAACCGCCGGGTCTGGGCTGACCACAGGCATCGACTACATCCACTTCCGCAAGGGATTCAGCGGGACCGTGGGTGGCGGCGGTGCGTCGCTGGCGACGAAGTTCTCGTCGTACACGACGCTCCCGAACGTCATCTTCAGTTCGGGCACGCTCTACCTGACCTGCACCAACACCTGCCCGGCCATGCGGGTGTTCGGGGGCATCGTCTACATCGTGTCCGGGACGGTGACGCTGCTCGAAATCATCGGCGGACAGGTCATCATGGCGGCGGCGGCGGTGGCGACAACGCTCCGAATCTCGGGCGGGTCGTTCCTTGACCCGGCGGAGGGGTCGGCCACGATGACGACGCTCAACCAGTACGGCGGTGTGGTGCAGTCGCGTCGCCCCATCACGACGGTGAACCTGTACGACGCGGTGGGCGGGAATCCTGGCGCTCCGTCGTCCCAGTTGACCTACTCGAACCCGACAGGTCCGACGACGGTGAACCAGTACAGCGGCGTGCTGACGCACCTTCAGGGCACCATCGGGACGTACAACGGCATCGGTGGGCGGTTCGACTCGTCGCGTGCGGTGCGTGACCTGACGATCGGCTCGACGGCGACGAACCTCTACCCCAACATCAACTTCAAGAGCAAGTCGTCTGGCGCGACCGTGACCGTCTCGAACCAGACGGACATCATGGGCGGCTCGGTTGGCTACGACGGATGAACGGCGTCATCGTCAAAGACCGGGGCGTGCTGGTCCGCAATCGCGGCGTCGTCGTCGGCCCGTGCCCGGACTGTTGCGGGAATTGCGGGGACCACTACTGCTGCCAGAACACGGGCGGTATGGTCAACCCACCGAGGCCGTATGGGTGGCCCTTCGTGGCGGGGCTTGGCTACCACGCCGTCTACACATGGTCGGCATCGGGCACCATGTCGTACTCGGACATCAACGGAACGTTCAACCGCAACTTCAACACCGGTACGCGAATCCGGGACGTGTACTTCACGCCCGGTAGTCAGATTGGGTGTTCTCCACCGGGGGATCAAGTCGCGTTCAATCAGCCGGGAACGTTCAACATGCTGGCCAGGGTATCAGTGGGGCCAAGCACGCAGTGGTTCCTGCAGAGGCCGGACTTGGGGTACTACGCGGGCGGCCACGTTTCTGCTGGCGTAAACCCGGGCTTTCAGACATCCATCCACGGCATACAGATAGAGGCCGCGATGGTGCCTGGGTTCGTAGGCGTGAACGCGACCGCAGCGCTTGGCGCAGAGGACTTTGACGGCGGATACTGGGGATCGCCCAACTGGTCAACACTGTTTGCAGCGCCTGCGGCCAATGCCAGCGGCATGTTGTTTCCCACCGCTCCCGTTCTCGGCTCCCTGAACCAGTACGGCTTTCGCACCACATTCCAGTCGTCGGTGAGTGGGTTTGGGAGCGGACTCCTCTTCGCGGGTCAGGGCTTTACTGCCTCGATTTCCGCCACGTTCTTCCTGTCGCTCGATGGCGTGCAACCGTGCTGCCCCCAGCCCGGCCTTGACTACGGCCCCCTCATGGATGCTCTCCGATGAGTTGTTGTGGTGGGGCAGGCAGCGCGGCGGTCGTGTCCGTTCACGGGGAGGCGTGCGGCAGGTTCGCCACCGAGCGGGAAGTCACCCGCCTCGCGGTGGAACGGCTACGGCGGGCCGGGTGGCGTCCCGTGCTTCTGGACGGGATTCGGGTCCGCTGGTGCGGCATCGCGTGGCGCGGCGTCCCAGAGCCTCTACGGTGGGCATTGGAGTGGCGTGGGATGCTCCCGATGGAGTTGCCGGGGTGCGGGTGCGTGGACGGGATCAAGCGGTGGGTGGAGACGCTATTCAGGCTGTAACCAGCCCCTGTATCCAGAGAGAGCCGCCCCAGCGCCGCGTCCCCTTTCGGAGAAACGACGTTGGGATCAAGGCGGTTGGGTCCAGCCCCTTGTAGAGCCGTCGCTTCACCGGCGGGTGGTGGCTTTGTGGGGTGTCGTTCACCCCGGTGTTCTACCCGCGATCCCCAGACACACCCGGACCTAGATCCGGCCCCCCGGCCTGTTCACGGCGTCCCTTCGCCGGGGGGTCTTTGCGATCCGGCCTGCCTTCTCCAAACGGGGGGCACAGGCCGGTTGACGGCCCCTCCGAATGTCTTGGCGGACCCCAGTTCGTTCCTCACGAGACCTGGGCAACGCCACGGGATGTACCACGCTTGTTTCTGCGGCGTGGGCGCACGAAAAAGCCGCCACCCGGTTAGGGGCAGCGGCCTTACCAGTCACTCCGAAGTCTCGCCCGGCGCGTTTGCACTTACCGGCAACGGAGAGTCGTGATGTCGTGTAAATCTGGTTCATGGCAAGTGCTATGCACGGGCGAGATACCCAACTCTACCACACTGGACGGCGGTTGGCAAACGTCGGCAAGAAATCCTTGCCAATGCGTCAAGGTTGACGTAGACTCCCGCCATGCGATATGTGACCACGGCGGAGATGGCCCGCCATTGGGGACTCAAGCGAGGCGGGGCGTACCACAGGCTCCGGCGGTCTGGCGTCCCGTCCCGTCTGGTCGGGGGGGTGTGGCTATGGGACCGGGACGCGGCCCTGCGGTTGACCCCCAATCCGGTCGGACGCCCGAAATCTGCGAGTCGCAAGTCCGCCTAGATGCTGGGCTTACGGGAAATCTGCGATATTCACCGCCTGAAACTCTTGACATTGGTTCAGGATATCCGATACTGTTGGTGTCGGCAATGGGGCCGACCCAGCAAGGGGATGAACGATGACCGACGCAACCCTCAGCGCCTTCCGCCAGATCCACGCCGATATGCTCGCGGCCCGCGGCGAGTCGGAGGAGACGAACAACTGGCAGTGGATCGGTAAGTTCATGAGCCAGAGGCACTTCGGAATCTCCGAGGCGAAGGCGAAGGAATACGCAGCCCGCCACGGTGGCACGGCCTCCAAGATGGCATCCTGACCATCCCCCACCGCCCCCGGCCAGACATGGCCGCGCGGGGCGGTTTCCGGGGCACGCGCCCCACTCATCCGCCGGAGGGCAGGCGGGACGGGAGGTATGCCCGCACAGCCTAACCCCACTGAGGGACAGAAAGGAACGAACCGTGCTGCGAGTGATGCGATATGCGGGGTGTTACAGCGGGAGTGGCCCGGCAGACTGGCCTCGCTGTCGATGCGGGCAGCCCTGCATGGACGGCAAGGCGACCTGCGGCAATGTCGAATGCCGCGCGGAACAGCAACGTCCGAACATTGCGTACCCGAGCCCATGCTGTGGCCGCGAGATGGCACGCGACGAAGACAGGCCATCACTGTGGCGGTGCCCATGCGGGAGTGCGCACCATGCCTGACACCCCCTGGCGGTTTCCGGGGCACGCGCCCCACTCATCCGCCGGAGGGCAGGCGGGCAGGCAGGGGATGGTGATGGGCAACCAAGAGAACGATTGGGACGGCTATGAGTCTCCCGGTGCCGCCATCGACCACTGGAAGGTGAAGGCGCAAGCATACGGGACCAAGTTGCTCATTCTGTGCAACGCATTTCGTCGTCGGGGGGTGGAGCCGAAGCACGTTGGTATTGGTCAGGGATGGGAGGAAGAGTGCGAGCGCATGTTGGCCGCAATCGAGGCAGAGGCGATCCGCCGAGACATCTAACCCCTCCCCCCAGGCCGCCCACCGCGACCAAGGGGGATTGCCCAACAGTCGGGGATGGGCACCGGCGGGAGGTATCACGATGAAGGGACAGTACGGGGAGCCGTGGAAGTCATCCGGCACAAGCGGCATGGTTCTGCACAGAAAGAGCCGCGATCGCGCCGTCGCCTGCGTCAACGCCATGGACGGCCTGAACCCCGAGGGGGTGGCCGGGCTGGTGGAGGCGGCCACGAATGCGTCGGAGTGCGCGTTCCTCGAAGCGACCGACCACCTACCGGCGTACTTTCTGGTCAGCCGTGCGAATATGGGCGCCCTCCGCGCCGCCCTCGCCAAGTTCAAGGAGGCACGCGATGCATGACACCATGACCTACCGCCACAAGCGACTCCACCAACTCAAGGCGTGCCGTGACGCCGACGAGTGGGCGTCTCGATTCCCAACGCTCGAAGAGGCGTGGCAGGCGTGCGATCGTGGCGACTGGATGCTCTGGTACGCGGGGAAGATGGCAGGCCCACCCGGCCACGACTCACGCCGCCCGCTCGTCCTGGCCGCGTGCGAGTGCGCACGCATCGCCCTACCGATCTTTGAGGAGAAACACCAAGGCGACCTACGCCCCCGCAAGGCGATCGAAACCGCAGAGGCGTGGGCACGCGGGGATGCAGGCGTCACGCTGGATGACGTAAGGGCCGCCTTCGCCGCCGCCTCCGCCGCCGCCTTCGCCGCCGCCTCCGCTGCCGCCTTCGCCGCCTTCGCCTCCGCCGCCTTCGCCTCCGCCGCCTTCGCCGCCGCCGCCGCCGCCACCTCCGCCGGCATCGTCGCCGCCTCCGCCGCCGCCTTCGCCGCCTTCGCCTCCGCCGCCGCCGCCCGACCTCGCATCCTCGCGGAGTGCGCCGCAATCGTCCGCAAACACTACCCCCATCTGCCGGAGGCCCGCGATGGCAAGTGACCTGCCGCCCGAGGGCGAGATCGTACTGGAGCCGTGTTCCACGCGCGGGTACTGCCTGCTCCAGTTCCACACGAAGGCCGACAAGTACCTCCCAAGCGTGTCCGTCCAGGTGCCCACCCCCATCGCCACTTTGCTTCGTGATTCTCTCCGCAACGCCACCCGCTACCGTGAGGCGCTGGAGAAGATCCAGAACTCGAACGCCACCAACCCCGACTGGATGCGGCAGGTCGCACGCCGCGCCCTGGAGGACAAGCCATGAGCGAGAGTTGTCTTTGAGGCTGTCCCGCGCCGAGACTGCCGAACTCAAGGTCCGATGCCTTGAACGGGAACTGAGAGAGTTTGGCATCACGCCGCCAACCGTGTTTGTGGAGGACGGGACGATCTACTTCGAGTTGAAAGGCAAGCCATGACCGAGGCCGAGAAGCGCGCGTACGACGCGATGGCCCTACATACTGGCGAAGCCCGGAGGTGCCGAGTGAGTGGACCGAAGATCGCAATGGTCGATGAATCCGGCAAGTTCCATTGCCCGTGCGGTGCGTCCCACTCACGAGGGGCGGTGAACGGCGTCGATGCGTACCGATGCTTGAAGTGCGGCAACACCTATCGCGTTCGGGGAGTGGCCGAACTCCGCAAGCGGCCCGACGACACCGCAGGACGCAGCGTCGAGAGGGTGGCGAGGGAGTTGGCTGACCGCTTCCCCGAGATCAATCCGGCCAACTACAACGACGACGATGTGCAATCGCTGAACGCATGGGGCATCGAGGCTTACGCCGCCCTCCGCTCGGTCGCAGGACGCAGCGAGCAGAAGGGAGGTGACACCTGAGCCCACATCCGTACGACTGCCCTTGTAGCGTCTGCAAACTACAGCGGGTTCAGTAGCCACGGGGCGGCGGCGTGCTGACTCTCCACGGGTCACTCGGGATGCCGACACGCTTGAGCCGGAGACATCCGGCCCGCCCCATTGGATTCAACCGCCGGGAACCCGGCAAGGAGACTCAATGCGTCAGATCAATACCCACAAGCACAACGTCGCCAACGAGCACATCACCATCGAGGCCGTGGACGAACGCGGATCGGGCAACGCCAACCACCACTACTTCCTCGGCGGCTTTCACACGCAGAAGAACCCGTCCGCCGACGCCTCATGCAAAGACGACACCGACCTCCACATGGTCTTCCAGAACGGCCCGATCAAGGAGGTGGGGATCAACGGGATCACCAACGAGGCGCTGCTGGCGGTCATCATCGACCGGATGCAGGGCTTCCAGTTCGGCCCCTACGCCTGCCGGGAGAATGCCTTGGCCCTCACCAAGTTGGAGGAGGCGATGCACTGGATGCTTGCCCGCACTCGCCGGCGCGAGGCGGACGGCACCGAGGGCACGCACAAGGGCACCTGACCCCACCACAAAGCAAGCCCCACCGGACTTGCTTTGTCTTGCCCTAGCGGGCACAACCCGTAGGACTCGCACGAGCGACCGCGCGACAGCCCGGACGGGACGGCGCGAGCGACGTGCGGGCTTGAAGAGGACCCGATGATCGTTGACGGCCCACCACCCCAGCCGCCCGAACACTCGCCCGGAGCGAGGATGACGGGTCTGACGCTCCGCTTCCGGCGTATCGGTGCGGGACTCACGCTGAGGCGGTGCGCTGAGTTGATGGGTCTGTCGATGACCAGTCTTTCGGCTGTTGAACAGGGGGCGGCCCTGTTCACCGAGAGCGAGTTCGAGCGGTTCAACAAAGTGCTGGAGGACGCGAAGTGATCCACCGACTTCGAGACTGGCTGGCGTCGGTCCTGTGTCGCGACGAACTGGAAGAGGCCCGCACCACGAGGGCCGAGGCGATCAACCAGGCAATGGACTGGCGGCGGCGTTGCGATGAATTGAGACACGAGGCGCACGCTCGGGGCGTCGCCTTGCAGCACGCTCTGGCGTGTGCTGACGCCGAGAACGTGCGGGCGAGGATTCGGGCCGATTCGATGCTGCCTGCGGACCTGCGTGCGGACGCGATCGGCTACGTCGATTGGTGGTGCCCGAGTGGCATCCTTGATACGTCGGTGAAGAATGGAGGCCGCGATGAGTGAGATCGGACACAACGGGATCGGGCTGGACCGGGCGATGGTTCCCGCCCCTGCCCCGATGAGCACCGAAGCCGCATTGTTTCACCTGCTCATCGCGTGCGGCGTCACGCTTGAGGGCACCGACACCCAAGAGCGATTGCGGCAGGCGTACCAGAACATCAACGAGCGATTCACCAAGGCCCGAGAGTGCGAGGGCCAACGCGAACGCATCGCCTACCTGGAAGAACTCAATCGCCGATTGGAGCGGTACGCGGCGTTCGACGCGGACGGGTACGTCGCCGCCAATGGCGTCGGGTGCATCTCGGTGTGCTGCCGAAACTGCGGGCATTGCTTCCCGCTACAGCGTGCCCAATACGAACAACTCCAGCGCGAAACCCACGAACGCAACGGGAGGATCGACCTGTGACGAGACACAAGATTCTGACCGAGCAGGAACTAGAAGCCCTGATGACGGGCAAGGCCGTGCGGTGGGAGAACCCGCCCCTTGACGCCGACGAGGTGAGCATCGAACCCCCCGCCAGCGTGAGGGATTCATGCCATGTCTCTTGGTCGCTCCACCACGCGATCGTGAAGCGACTAGAGGCAGAGACGGGCCGGATGAAGGACGCGGCGTCGGTCGCTTTCGACGCGGCGGACAAGTACAGGGCTCGGGTCGAGGAACTCGAAGCCGAACTCGCAAGGCTTCGGCTGAACATCGGACACAACGCATGACCACGGGGCGGCAAGGAACTCGCCGACCGATCGCCCAACGCGCGAACGGGCTTTGAGACGCGGCGATCCCCTTCGGTGTCCGTTGAAAGACGGCCCGCCCCTTTAGGGCGACTGAGAGAGCGGACCGGGCCGCACCCGGAGCAAATGGGGCGTGAGTGCGGACACACCCACGCCCCGAGGCACGACCCAAGGAGTCGCACCATGAGGATGTCAGGGTACACGGACAACGAGCATCGGGACGCGATGGAGAAGATGCGGCGGGACATGGACCGGATCGAACTGGTCGGCGGCGGGCAGGGACGCTCGTCCGATGAGGTCAAGGCGTCGGCAGGGAGCGGGCTGGCGATCTTCCTGGTGTTCGTGGTGATCGCCGCCCTCGTGTTGATGAGCGGGTGCGGTACGGTGGCAGGCTTCGGGCGCGACCTGACCGCCGTGTCTGAGGGCGTCCGGGCAGAGATGGCGAAGGATGGACGGTGATACGCCGCCTGATCCGCTGGTGGAGGCTGCGTCGTGACGCAAAGCGGTACGCCCGCGCGAAGGTGCGGGAGTTCTTTCGTGACCAGAGTCGCTAACCCCCTCTCCCCTCGCCCACCGCGAGGGGAGGGATTCAAGGAGAATGACATGCCGACCACCAAGAGGGCGAGGAAGCCAAAGGACTTCATGATCAGGGGCGAGTTCATCGCTGAGTGCTTCGAGTACCACACTCAGCCGGGCGTGCGGCACATCTACACACGAGAGTTCACCATCGACGAACATGGCCCCCGATTCGCCCGCTGGCTTGGCCGCGCGATCGCGTGGCAGAAGGAGGGGAAGAAGTGAAGAAGCGATACGAAGAGGCCCAGCACGAGGGGCACGCGACGCAATGCCCGTTGGGGGTGTTTATGGCGAAGATGCGGGAGGGCACATGAAGATCCTGAACGTCACGCAGGGAAGTCCGGAGTGGCACGCGGCGCGGGCCGGGATCGTGACAGCATCCGAACTCGACAAGATCATCTCGCCGACCGGGAAGATCCGGACGGGTGCTACGCCCGATGGATACCTCGCCCGCAAGTTGGCGGAGCGGTGGTTGGGCCGTCCGGTCGAATCCGGATCCTCATGGGCGATGGAACAGGGGTCGCTCCGCGAGGTCGATGTGGTCGCGCTGGTCGAGAACCGCCTGGAGGTCGATGTCCAGCGGGTCGGCTTTGTCACGACCGACGACGGATTCTTCGGGTGCTCTCCGGACGGGATGATCGGGGAGAACACCGGCCTTGAGGCCAAGTGCCCACAGCCCGAGGCCCACATGCGATACCTGACCGCCGGGGAGTTGCCCGAGCAGTACGCCATGCAGGTTCACGGCGGGATGGCCGTGACGGGTGCGACCTCGTGGTACTTCACATCCCACTACCCCGGACTGCCGTGGTTCGTCCTGAAGGTCGAGCGCGATGAGGCGATCGTGGCGGCGATCCTTGATGCGGTGTCCGCGTTCCGCGATCGGATGGATACCTGGTGGGCTTCGCTCGTGGCGAAGCACGGGCCTCCGCCCGAACGCAAGGCGGGGCCGGACTACACCGATACACCGTTCTGAAGGAGTCCCAATGAACGACGCAATCCAGAGGGTCGATCCGGAGTTCAACGCGGGCAACCCGATCGCCCCCATGCTCTCGGCGATCACCAAGGCGGGGATCACCGGCGAGAGTGTGGCCGCCCTCGAAAAGATGACCGCACTCTACGAACGCATGGAGGACCGGAGGGCATCCCAGGACTTTGCCGCCGCCTTCGCCGCCCTACAGGCCGAGACGAGCGCGATCAAGCCCGAGCGGACCATCCCGAATCGCGGACTGTTCGCCGCGTTTGCCGACCTCATGGCCGAGGTCAAGCCGATCCTCACGCGGCATGGGTTTTCTGTCAGGTTCGACACCGACTACCGGAACGACCCGCTCCGCGTGGAGGCCACCTGCTACCTGATGCACGCTGGAGGCCACCAGACCGCCACCAAGTTCGCCGCACGGGTCGGGAAGGGTGTCGGTGGGTCCGACGCACAGGCCGATGGTGCGGCCTTCACGTTCGCCAAGCGATACGCCTTGACCGCCGCCCTCAACATCGTGGTGGACGCGGACGCGGACGCCAGGGCGTTGGGCCAGCCGATCACGCCCAGGCAGGCCGATGAACTGGCCGAGCGTGCCGCGCGTGTGTTCGGGAACGACGAGGCCGGGCTGGCGCGGTTCCGGAGGCTCTGCGGGGCCGATCGGTTCGAGGACGTGACCCACGCGAAACTCCCGGCGGCGATCGCGGAACTCGAACGCCGCGAGGGAATCCCCGCGAAGGTCAGGGAGTGCCCGTCCGGATACGACGACCACGACCAATGGGGCGACGACATGCAGATCGAAATGGGCCAGCGGTGGGAGTGTGGGCCGTCCGAAGCCGGCGCGGTACTCCGCAAGATGATCGCGGCTGCCGAAAAGGCGTCCGGCCCGATGGACCCGGAGCGGCGCAAGGCCGCGTGGCGCAAGTTGGTGTCCGGCGAACTCGACGCACACAGGCCGAAGGGCGGTGCGGCTTGATCGACGACGAACTCGCGCGGTACATTGAAGAGCGATTGGCCGCGATCACCGCACGCCTCAACCGCCTGGAGTCGATCCTGAAAGGTGTGGGCAATGAGCAACGACGGGCACCTGACCAGAACACAGCGGGCCACTATCCGGTACATCGAAGCGATCCGCCGCAAGGTCAAGCCGGAGGCGCAACGCAGGATCCGGGATGACCAACCCCGCAAGATGACCTACGACGAACTCATGCGGTCGCTCGGCAAACGCTGACTCTCCTCCTTCTGGGGGCCGGGCTTGCTCAACACCCGGCCCCCGGATTGCCCCCTATTCCCCGGCGAAAGGACTGCGCCCAGACCACGGGCCGCCGGGGATTGACTTGCGTTTCATGCTGGTTTCATGTATCCTGTTGGAGCGACGTTCCGGTGGGTCTACCCACCCACCAATCTTGCCGCCCACCCGCCAGAGGTTCCTAGGCCCACCCCGGAACGTCGCACTCTGGCGCGGTGGCGGCACGCATACGCGGAGTTGGCGATGGCCGACGACTGGATCCCATGGACCACAAACCTAACAGAGAAGGGAGAGGTTGTGGACATGGCGAGACGCTTGCGAGACGGTCTTGTAGACGGTGTGGCGTCTACAGGTGCGCTTCAACGGCGCGCCATTGCGGCGACGCTCATGCAGATCTGGACGTGCGCACGCGCCGTTTCGACCGATGGTCACGTCCCTGGGTGGAGCCTCGAATACCTCGACGACCTCGCCGGACTGGTCGGATTCGGAGCCGCGATGGAGGCCGCTGGATGGGTGGAGCAGGTTTCAGAAACGGCGCAAACCAAGGCGGGGCTTCGGTTTACGGGATGGGAATCGTGGAACTCCAATGGGGCCAAGTCACGGCTGAACAAGTCAAGGCGGCAGGATCGGTGGCGCAATTCTGTAGACGGTCGTGTAGACGCTCAGGCGTCTACCAGAGAAGAGAAGAGTAGAGTAGATAAGAGGAATACAAAAGACACCCCCATACCCCCAGAGGGGGCTGGTGTGACTGCCAAGCGTCCCGAGTACCCAGCGGAGTTCGAGGTCGCGTGGAAGGCATACCCCCCCAAGGGACGGGCGAACAAGGCGGCGGCCCTGAAGGCGTGGCGGAAGGCGGTCAAGGCGATCACGCCCGACGACCTGCTCGCGGCGATCGTCCGGTACGCGGAGAGCGACAAGGGCAGGGGAGACTTTTGCGGGCATATGGCGACGTGGCTCAACGGGTGCGGATGGGAGTCGGCACCCGAGGCGTGGAAGGACAAGCGGTCGGGTGGCGGGCTGCTTGACGAACGGCGCGAGGCACGCGAGGCGTTGACGTTCCCGGAAAGGATCGGCCATGTCCGAACTCTGTGACACCCAGAAGGCGACACGGCGGGCGTGGGCGGAGGCGACGGACAGCCTCCCGAAGCGGCACGTCGAGGCGATGAAGTCGTTGGAGTGGTCAGCCGATGTTCTGGCGAAACTTGAGGCCGCGTGTGGGGGACTTATCGACGGCGGCTCGCTCACGCTTCTCGGTGGGAGGGGCACCGGCAAGACCCAGGCGGCGGTGCAACTCGCCGCGTGGTGGATTGACCTGCGGGCGAAGGACGGGCGGTCCACGTCGGTGCGGTACGCCCGCATGTTCGACCTGCTGCACACCGTCAAGCACGCGGCGTACGACGAGCGGTTGCGCGGTCCTCTCGACTCATGGGCGAGTGTCGGCCTGCTCATCATCGACGAGATCAACGAGCAGCGGTTGACGAACGACGACGCCCTCTGGTTCGTGACTCTCTTCGACAGGCGGTACGCGGCGATGCGTCCGACGATCCTGATCGGCAACACCATGCCGAGCGAGATGCCGAAGGTGGTCGGCCCTTCGGTGTGGTCGAGGCTGCAAGAGACGGGGCGGCTGCTGGTGTGCGACTGGCCATCATTCCGGGAGGCGAAGCCATGAGGTTCGGAGGATCGACATACTCGCCCGGACGCGACGGCCCGAGGTTGTCGCGCCAACTCGACCGGGTGCGGTCGTTGATGCGGGACGGCAAGTGGAGGTCGCTGTACGAGATTGGCGAGTCGGTCGGGGCACCGGCGCAGAGCGTGTCGGCGCGGCTGCGCGACCTGCGGAAGGAACGGAACGGCAGGCTGACCGTGCAGCGCAAGAGCATGGGTCGCGGCCTGTGGCTCTACCGGGTGAAGCGAGGAGGCTCAGCACGATGAACAAGATGCGTCCGAAACTGAAGGCCGGGTACCTGGATGACCGACTGACAGCCGAGCGTGACCGGCGCGACCACACCGCGAAGTTCGACCATGCCAAGGCGATGGCGAACTGGAAGGCCGCGGCGCTGCCGAAGGGCTGGACGTGGGAGAGCAACCGAAAGGAGACGCAGGAATGAGCGACGAAGTGGCGAACAAGTACGTCCCGAGGTTCGAGATGTATCACTGTCAATCCCCGCGGTTCCCGATCTGCCAGGGTCTTGACACTCGCACCTTTGTTGTTGACCACGGGCCGGTCGGTGACGGCAACGGCCTTGTGTGTGAGACGATCAATACGGAATGGGCCGTGCGGATCGCGGATGCGCTGAACGCGAAGTACGGGACGGACGCACCGAAGGAGACGCAGGAATGACCCGCGAGGCATGGATCGGCGAGCAGATCGCCCGACTGGACGCGGCGCATGTGGCGCATGGGCACACGGGCGACGAACCGTTCTCGCCGTTCAACCTCAAGACGCGGGCAACCCGGACGGCTGACTTCCTCGAACGCCATGGGCTTAGAACGTGGGACCAGAGTCCGCAAGCGGGTGTCGGCTTGACCATCTCGCGCGAGATCGCGGAGCGGTGGTTGTTGGGGCCGGACGACATGGCACTACTCGGCGAGATCCGCCGGGCACTCAAGGAGCAGCAGGCATGATGACGCGGGAAGAGTTCGAGAGCCGCACATGGTGTCTTGGGGCACGAGACGCAGGTGCCATCTACGACCTCGTGGGGTCGCTGCGCAAGGAGTTGCGGCAGGACCGGCCTCCCGACGCGCACGCGATCGACGTGCTGGGGCAGCGGGCGTGGGAAGGCCAGATGCTCAAAGGGCAGGCGGGTGCGTGGGAGGCGGTGTGCAGACGTATCTGTGAGCACGGCCTTGACGACATCGTGAAGCACAACGACACCGGGCTGGGCATCGCCCTCGCCGTGGTGGACGAGTGCGCCCGGCTGCTCAAACAGCCCGACCCCCACGACCCCGGCGACGAGCATCGACCCCGCTACGACCCCGCGAAGGTCGAGGCGTTGCTGGATGCGGTGAGTGCATACCACGATCAGCAGTGCCAGTGGGGCCGTGTCAGCACCGCCTACCGCGCCCTCCGCGCTCCCGCCCCTCAGCCCGCCGACGGGTGGCAGAGCAGGTGCTTCAAGGGCGAGTCGGATAACGGTACGCACTACATCCGGTGCGACGAAGCCGGCAAGAAGTACGGGATGTTTCTTGCACAATCGGGAAAGTGGGTGTGTATCAACTGGACCAACGGCCCAGACTGCGTGTACTTCCCATCCCGCGAAGCCGCCCTCACCGCTCTCGCCTCGGCCCCGCCGCCGCCGGGGGTGACACAGTAGAACGTCGAATCACGGAATCACACAGGAGACAACGCAATGAACTCGAACGCCCCAAAGGAACTGTTCTCAGACATCCCGCTCGATAGCGTGTGGGAGCGGCACGGCAGTTATGTGGCCGGACGCGACGAACTCGGAGAGAAGATCATGAGAGAGTGGACGAAGGAGCGGGCCACCATTCTCAGCCACAGCGACAACGAGTACGGGACCATGCCGATCGTGGTCGGCAGGTACGAGGATGGCCGCGAGTTCCACTTCACTCCCACAACGGTGCGGGCAAGGTTCAGGAGGCTGCCATGACCATCGACCAGATCATCCAGTCACTCCGCGAGGCGCACGCGAAGGCGACGCCGGGCCACTGGGAGTTGTGGTACTTCCGCCCCGATACGAACCCAGTGGAACTTCCGGCGATTGCGTCTAGCGCTGGCACACATGAGCATCCAACGCTGTTGGTGGGAGCTAGCGACTTCGACCGCGAGGAGGACAACATCGGACTAGCCACCCTCGCCCACAACCACCTCCCCGCCCTGCTGGACGAGATCGAGCGTCTGCGGGAGGCCAACGACGGGGCCATGCGGGAGGACCGCGACCGTCTACTGCTGGAGATCGAGCGTCTGCGGGCGATCGTGGACCAGATTCCCAAGTACCAGGACACCGGCGAGACGATCATGCCGGGCGACGCGATCGCGGTTCTGACCCACAGTGTGCTACACGGGAAGGTCGTGGTGGATGGGGCGGGGATCGCGTGTGCCGCGTTCACAGAGTCGGACGATTTCGAGGCCACGCCCATCATCGCGTGGAAGCACCTGGAGAACGCACGCATGGCAGCCGAGGCCGCCAGCAAGGAGAAGGCATGAGCGCGGTGCGGATTGAGTCGGGCGTGTTGGCGTGTCCCCGGTGCGGCGAGTGGTTCACTCATCACGGGGCGGTCACGATTCAGCATCGTCAGAACGAGGATGGCCCAGCGTCATTTATCCGGATCAAGGACGGCGAAATACGCATTCTCGGCCACCAGCCTCAGACGGGAGCGGACTGGAGTAGCCGGCGGGGAGCGGTGCAGATCGAGTTCTCATGCGAAGTGTGTGAAGGCGACAACGTGGGCTTTGTGCTGTCGCTCCTACAGCACAAGGGCAACACGATCATCGAAACCACAAGCGTATTGGTGAATCCATGAACGACCTGATCCGATATCTCGCGGCGCGTGACGGCTACTCATCCGAGGTCGTGCAACTCAACACCGAGCCGCCCGACACGCCCGTGCCGCGCCCGCCCGACCCGACCCCCGTGGACGATGACCGTGAGGACGACGACTTCTGGGATGGAGACGACGAATGAAGAAGTTCTGGAACGAGGTCGGTGGGTGGGTGTTGGTGGTGTGCTTGATCGCCGTGGTGGTCGGGCTGCCCTACGCGGGCGGTTACGACTACGGCTTCAAGCAGGGCGTGATCGCCGCCGCGAAGGGAACGTGGGTCGGCACCGAGGTGGTGCTGCCCAACGGCGAGCACAAGTGGTTCGTCACCAAGGTGACGCGAGAGGAGGCTGGCGAATGAGCATCCGCGAGACGGAACGGTGGAAGAAGATCCACGAACCGCTACGGGGCGTGGAGTTTCTGCCTGAGACAAGCATGGCCATCGCCGACGCGATCTTCAACGCGACGGATCCGACGCTGCTGGCCGCTGCGCTGGCGTCAGTGATGTGCAAGCCCGCCCCGCCCCGCCACGACCCCGAGGCGGTGGAGGTCAACCGCGCAGAGATGCAGGCGGCTACGGACTACTTCTTCGAGCATTGGCCGGACACCAAGTACCACGAGCCGCTGCGAACACTCTTTGCCGCCTACCGCCGCCTGCGCCCGGAGGTGAAGCCGTGAAGATATTTCCAGGTCGCCGCATCATCGTCGAAGGTGTGCCCCACGTGATCGACCGCGTTCTGTCGGGGCGTGCGGAACACGTCATGCTCTACCAGGATGGTGACGAGAAGTTCGACCCGCCCGTGCGACGGATTCTTCTCAGTATCCGCATGGACGTGGTGGATGAGGCTACCAAGGCGGCGCACGCGCAGAAGCGATGGGTGTTCCGCAATCCGATGGGTGTTGAGTGGTTCGTCGGACACTGGGACGGAACGGCTGTGGTCGATCCGTCCGACTCGGACCGGAAGATCGAATCATCGCCATGTACCGACTGCGGCGCGAACACGCAGCGGTGGGACCACATCGCCCGTGAACCGGTGTGCTGGGACTGCTCGGACACGAAGAAGCGGAAGCGGCAAGACAGGGCAGCGTACAGGAGAACACCGTGACCCCCACCACCTCCCAACTGGTCGAGCAGGTGTACGCCGCGGGGAAGGCGGAGCGGCCGGTGTATCCGCCGGACCACAACTACAAACTCACGCTCCACAAGGCCGACCACGCAGAGGCACCCGAGTGGGACTGGGTGTACGCGAACCACACACCGATCTGGTGTGCGTACCCCGAGTCTGCCCTCGGCTGGTCGCTCGTGCGGGCGTGCTGGGCGAGGGGGTTAGTGCCGCAACCTTGCATCGAAGGCGTGCGGGTGTCGTACCGCAGCGGATCCACATGGGTTCTCGGCAATCCCGACCCCGACCCGATCCGCGCGATGTGCAAGGCACTGATGGGGGACGGCAATGAGTAGTGGTGCACGCATCCCACTCGCCGACGCCCAGAAGGACGCCGACGACTTCCGCGCGATGTTCGCTGGCGACTACGACCAGTGGGTGATCGCGGGAAGCATCCGACGCCGCAGGCCCGACGTGGGCGACGTGGAGCATGTGGTGGTCAGCCGCACCGGATCGGTACGACCGCCCGGCTCGATGTTCCCCGAGGATGGGTCGCTTGTGCATGACCGCCTCGACAGGCTAGTGGCCGAGCGGGTGCTGACGCGGGCGACCTATCCCGACGGCAGGACTAGATGGGGCGAGCGGCTTCGCGGCGTGATGTTCCGTGGGAGGCGTCACGAGTTGTTCTTCGCCGCCCCGCAGAACTTCTACGCGATCCTCGTGATACGCACGGGGTCGGCGGAGTTTTCACAGCGACTTGTCACCCAGATGCGGGCGAGCGGGCTGTACCAGCAGGGTTCGGACAAGAAGCCCGGCTTCGTGCTGAGCCAGCGTGACGGCAGCGTGCGGGCAGTGGCAAGCGAACAGGACTACTTCGGCCTGTGTGGGGAACCGTGGACTGAACCGGAGGACCGCAATGAGTGACGCGACGCTGGCGAGCATGTCGAGGACGCCTGCCGCAAAGCGTGGGGGAGGGAGCCAAGGAACCATGACCACACCAATCTTCCCACCAAACTCCGTTGTCATCGTGACAACGCCGGGAGACACCCCGAAGCCGATTCGCGGCACACCCATCCACGACGGGTCGATCGTCTGGGTTGGGAATGACGGGCTGGCCGACTGGCAGAACCCAACCGCGCACTTCACCATCCTGCTGCCGCCGGCGGACCCGAAGCGTCCCAGGCGGCATTCCGGGACGTGGCATCGGGTCGCGCCTGCCGGTGAGTACCAGAGCGGGGAGGGCCAGCGATGATGGTCGCGCTAGGCGCGTGGATTAGCCCAAAGAACGACCGCTTGACGATGCACTCTTGGGATCAGGATGTCATAGAGGAACTCGTGGCCCTGCTCTCAGAGTCATACCAAGACTGCGAAGGCATTGTGATCGACGTTGAGAAGCGGGTTGCTGATCGAAAGAGGTCGTCTACATTGGAAATCCACGAGTCCCGATCTACAAAAAATGCGGAGAGGTTGGTCTACGCGCCAGGGCGACCGCCGATCGCATCTGCGGGCCACTTCAGGACGATCGACCGCACCGCAAGGAAAGTGATGGGAAGCCCATGATCCACCTCTCCCTCCCGTGGCCGCCCAGCACCAACACGGTCTACCCGTCCACCCGATGGGGCCGTAGGTGTCTGTCCGACAAGGGCAAGGCGTACCACGCGGCAGTCCAGGCCGCCGTCGCCGAGGCTGGGTTCCCGTCGATCGACGGACCCGCCGCCGTGTGGATCCAGTTGTTCCCGCCCGACCGGCGCAGGCGTGACGTGGGCAACCACGAGAAGGTGCTGGTCGATGCGTTGGTGGCGTGCCACGTTCTGGCCGACGACTCGATGGAGTACCTGACGGACCTGCGCCTCACGGCCCACGGGATCGTCCCCGAGGGTGAAGTCCAGGTGTTTATCACGAAAGCGGAGGAAGCGTGATCTACGGTTCTCACCGCATCCTGATCGGCGACGTGCGCGACGGTCTCCGCTCTCTGGAGGCGGGGTCGGCGCGTTGCTGCGTGACTAGCCCGCCGTACTGGGGACTGCGCGACTACGGGGTGGAGGGACAGATCGGCCTAGAGGCGACGCCCGAGCAGTTCATCGCGCGGATGGTCGAGGTGTTCCGCGAGGTCCGGCGCGTGCTGGCGGACGATGCGACGCTCTTTCTCAATATCGGGGACTCTTACGCGGCTGGCGGGAATGGTGTTGGCAGCGGGAAGCAGTTGACAAACGTTGGTTCGTGGATGCCGCCAAAGCGGGCACCCGACGGCCTCAAGCCCAAAGACCTCGTGGGCATCCCCTGGATGCTGGCCTTCGCGCTCCGCGCCGACGGCTGGTACCTCCGCTCGGACATCGTGTGGCACAAGCCCAACCCCATGCCCGAGAGCGTCACCGACCGGCCCACCAAGAGCCACGAGTACATCTTCCTGCTGAGCAAGAGCCAGCGGTACTACTACGACGCGGAGGCGGTGAAGGAGGGGAGTGTTCGCGCGGGAGACTTCAACTGTGCCAAAGACGGAGACGACGAGCGACCTTACGCCATCAATCGGCGGATCGAGGTTGGCCCCACCCGCAACGCCCGCTCCGTCTGGACGATCGCCACGCAGGCGTACAGCGAGGCCCACTTCGCCACCTTCCCGGAGGCGCTGCCCGAGCGGTGCATCAAGGCGGGCAGCAGCGAGAAGGGCCAGTGCCCGGCGTGCCGCAAGCCGTGGGTCAGGGTGGTGGAGCGTGCGAAGCCGCCGGTAGAGTGCTACACAAGTAGCCGCAAACCCAAGGACATTCAGCCGTGCGCGGGCGGTGGCGGGATGGGGGGCAAGTTGCAGGCTTGGTATGACGCGAACCCGCCCACCACTACCGGCTGGCGTCCCACCTGCGAGTGCGGGCGCGACCCCATCCCCGACGTGGTGCTCGAACCCTTCGCCGGGTCCGGCACCACCCTGCTCGTCGCCAACCGCTTGGGCCGCGACGCCGTGGGCTGCGAACTCAACCCCGAGTACGCGGCCATGGCCGAGCGCCGCATCGGCGCAGGATTGAGACCTTCCACGTTTCGCATTGCGGCAAGCGACATAGCACCGCTATTCCAAGCACAGGAGAACCCATGATCGAGGCAGGCGACATCGTGACGTTCAGGGCGTGTCTTGCGGAGGGGTTCGACCCCGTCACCGGCAAGGTGCGGTTTGGAACGAGGAATGCATACCGGGGCGTGGTGTGCCCGCGTCGCGCTCGCGTGGTGGTGCGTGACCGACACGGGCGAGAGACGATCATGGAGGGGAAGGATGTGGATCCGCGCGACCAACTCGGGCACTACTGGATCCGGGATTGCAACGGCAACCGCTTCCTGATCCACGAGAGCGAGGTGAGCAAGTGATCGACGCGACGTGGCCCCCGGTGCTGATCCACCGGGATTCTGGCGGAAGATATGTGGCAACCCGAACGGTCGATGGTCTGCGTGTCGAGACGGATGGGGAAAGCCCAACCGAAGCGGTACTCGCGGCCTTGCGGGTGTGCCCACGCCGTCTCGCACTCCGCGAAGCGATCGACCTGATGTGCCAACTCACGGGCGTCGGGTTTGATGAGTTCATTGGGTCTGGACGGGTTTCAGTCGTGGTGGCGGCTCGGTCGGTCGCGTACTGGCTACTCCACCTTCGTGGCGATGGATTCCGCAGCGTATTCAGCAGCACGGAGATTGCCGCCGCGTTCGCGCGAGACAACCACTCGACGATCCTGACCGCGCAGGGCAGGGTCAAGAAACTGGATCCGCGCTACATCGCGGAGATGGAGGAGACATGGGCGAAGGTGATTGCAAGCGGTCGGGTCACGTCACAGGACCGCGAGTCGATCCGGGGAGTGATGCGCGAACTGCAGTTACGCGCCTTGCCGAAGCCCCGGTCTGGTTCGATGGGATCGGACAACTCTCCCTCGTCTACAGCGGGGGCAAGCCGGTTGACATCCGTCTGATGGCGTGCCGGGAACTCCGCGCCGCCCTGGGGATCAAGTGACCAAAACCACAGATTTGTGGATCCCCTAAACTACCCGCATCGGTCCGCAACAGTCCGGTACAATCCCAGCGATGGCAGCGAACGGGAACACCAACGGGAGCGGCGTTGACGGTCGGCTTGCCGCCGTCGAGAGGGATCAGGCCGTCACAAACACGCGGCTCAACACCCTGACCGAGAACGTCCAATCGCTCTCGAACGCCGTGCAATCCCTGACCGATTCGATGGCGACCGGATTCCAGCGGATCGAAACGCTGGTGGTCAACCAGCGGATATCGACCCGCCCGACGTGGCAGACATTCGCGGGCGTGGTCGGGTTCATTGTGCTGCTCGGCGGACCCGCGATGACCGCGCTTGCGTGGTATGTGACCGTCAAGGTAGACTTTGAGCGGCAATCCCGCGTGTCAGCCGACCGACTCATCAACGACCGCCTGCGGGTTCACCGCGAACTCCTGCAGGTGATGGACCCGAAGATCCCCGACTACCGGGACGTTCCCGGCCTAGGAGACTGAAGATGCCCGAGAACGTGAAGGCGTGCCGTCCGCATGGGTGCGATCCGGGCTATCAGCCCGTGACCGAGGGCACGACCATCGCCGATGTGTTGGAAGGCCGCGCCGACTGGGTGGTGGTGACGGGCGATAACGCCGACGTGAGAGGCCGGCTCCCGCGAGAAGGCTTGGCGGTGGTGTCGGACGTGCCCTACGGACAGCGGTACGTCGGGTCGCCCGGCTACTCGAATCCCAAGGGCATCGGGACCACCTACTGCCCGCGTCCGGGGAAGGCGATCCGCACCCGAGAGACGGTGGTTGGTGACGACGCGGACTTCGACCCGCTCCCGTGGACGCAATGGCCCTGCTGTATCTCTGGTGCCCAGCACTACTACCACCTCCTGCCCAAAGGCGGATCGCTCCACTCGTGGGACAAGCGAGGTGACTACGAGCGCACCACATTTGCCGATGCCGATTTTATCTGGTGTTCCCGCAAGACCAACGCACAGACGTTCCGGTTGGTGTGGCGTGGCCTCTGCCGACATGCCGAATACGACCAACGGATTGAGCACCCGACACAGAAGCCGGTGGCGTTGATGGAGTGGATGATCGACCTGCTACAACCAACGCCGGGCTCGGCGATCTTCGACCCCTACTGCGGCAGCGGGACAACGGGAGTGGCCGCGGTCCGCAAGGGCTTCCGGTTCATCGGCTGCGAACTGGTGGCATCATACGCCGACATCGCCCGCCGCCGCATCCGTGAGGCCGAGCCGGTGCTGTTCACCCAACCCAAGCGAAGCCGGAGCAGGCGGAGATGTTCGCGTGACCCGAGAAGAGGCCATATCCGCCGGCAAGCGAGTGTCCATCACTCTCGGGGCGATCATCGCGGTATGCGCGACAATCGTTACGGTCGTGAGTTCCGCCGCCGTCCTGCGGAGCAACCAAGAGAGCATCCAGCGGACGCTTGACCGCCAACTCACCCAACAGGAGCGGATGGCGGATATCCTACAGACAGTCCGCGAGGATCTACGGGGCGTGACGGAGCGGACCAGCGGGATCGACGAACGGCTACGAAACATCGAACGGAGAACGCCATGAGGAAGATCGCCGCGATTGCGGTCGTGTCCGCATCCCTGATGATGGGCGGGTGTCTCTCGCAGGAACAGTACGATGCGGCGATCGCCGAGTCCCAATCGCTCCGCGAGACGATGAACTCGGAAGCCGAGCGGCACCGGCAGAGCGTCGCGGCCCTTCGCACCCAACTGGCGTCCGCGTCCGAGGGCGAGCGCGAATCGCTTGAAGCCCAGATCGCGGCCCACGAACGGCTGGCCGACCAACTCGCGTCCCGCGCCTCCGACCTCGAAAAGGTCTTGAAGGCGGCGGAAGAGTCGGGCGGCGAGACCGCCGGGATCCTCGAATCCATCGGCCAGCAGGTGCTCCCGTTCCTGCCGCCCGGTGCCCAAGGCCCGGCGGTCCTGGTCGTGGGGATCGGCGGCCTCATCGCCCGGTTGGTCCAGAGGTCACAGGCTCTCAAGGGCGTGATCGGGTCGATCGAGAAGGCCAAGAAGGAATCGCCCGAGTTCGCGGACGCCTTCGCCAAGGCCGCGCCGATGATCGCCGGGAACCAGCCCGCGTCCGCCCAGAAGGCCGTGGACGCGGTCCAGGCCAAGCGGCTGTCCCCGATTTGACCGGGAGGGCAACGATGGACGCGGAGTACGGCAGGACGGATACGGCGTTGCTCACGCTCGAACGTCAGACGGGCCGCGAGTTCTACGCCCACAAGCGATCAACCCGAGACGGGTGGATCTACCGTGTTGTCCTGAGCGACCTCAAACCCCCGCTTGTGGCGACGGACTGGTGCCCGACCCTGACCGCCGCGTGCGCCGAGATGCGGTACCTGCTGTCGGTGGAGACGCGATGACCGAGGGCCGGACAATCGCGGACGTTCTGGAGGGCCGCGCCGACTGGGTGGTGGTGACGGGTGATTGCCTCCAGGTCCTGCCGACGATCCCGAAGGGGAGCGTGGGGGCGGTGGTCTGTGACCCACCATACGGGATCAACACCAAGAGCGACGGCGATGGCAAACTGAACCCGTGGGCCGACCTGTGCAACGCGGCCTTCTGGTACGCCGAGTGGTTCCGCCAGTGTCGTCGCGTGCTGGCGGACAACGGTTCTCTCTGGACGTGTCTCAACTGGCGCAGCCTGCCGACATTCCAGAAAGCATCGTGCGATGTGGCGTGGCCGATCGAATCTTTGATGGTGTGGGACAAGAGATGGATTGGTCCGGGCGGGTCCAAGGGGCTGCGCCCAAGTTACGAGATGGTCGCGCTATTTGCTCAGCCCGCATTCGCGGTTGCGGATCGAGGCGTTCCTGACGTGCAGGCGTTCCCGTGGTCGTCTCAAAAGCCCAACGGCCACCCCGCAGAGAAGCCGGAGCCACTGATGGCGTTCTGTGCAAGCCATGGATGCGAGGCCGGGGCGATCGTGCTGGACCCATTCACGGGATCGGGAACCACTGGGGTGGCATCCGTGCAGTCGGGTCGAAGATTCGTCGGCATTGAAACGGACGAACGGTGGGCCGATATCGCCCGCCGTCGCATCCGTGAGGCCGAGCCGGTGCTGTTCACTCAACCCAAGTCGGAACAAGCGGAGATGTTCGCATGAGAACCATCGACCGCATCTACGCATACTGGGGGATGGTGGCGGGCACCACGATGGGGTGGGACGTGCCGGGACTCGGCTACGTCCGTGGCTTCATGCCCAAGCACCTCGGGCCGCTGGTCGATCGCGGATTCCGCCGGATGTTCATCCACCGGCCATTCGGCGACGACTCCGCCGCCACGGGCGAGCCGATGAACCCGGACGCGCGGGTCGAAAAGACCGTGCCGAAGGCGGCGGACTTTGACCGCATGGTGCGGCACACCCCGGACATCCGGTACCTCGCCTACATGGGGTCGTGGCAGGATCCGGACTACGCCCGCCAGATGCGGGAGGGCCAATGGGCCGCGTGGGTACGCCGCAACCTGGACTCTCTCGGCGGCCTGCTCAACGCCCCCAACTGCGACATCGGGTACGACCACTCCGTCACGATGTCGCCCGGCTACGAAAGCGGGCAGAAGGCCGGGCAGGTGCCGGGATTCCCCAAGGGGGCGTACCTCCCGTCGTGGGCATGGCTCGACCTCGTGGCCCGGATCAAGGACCAGCAGGGCGCGCGCGTGTGGCTTGAGTCGGTCCCCAAGCGGGACGCCCCCTACCAGCACGACCGCCCGTTCGTCTCCAGGACGTTCAAGCGCAAGGACGGGTCGATCCAGTCCGAGTGGACCCGTTCCCGCCCGCACGACGACGCCAACTACAAGGGGCTTTCCGGCAACGACGACGTGGCCCCTTCCCAGTGGTTGACGGGTCCGAAACTCGACCTGTGCGACTGGATCGGCAAGCACCCGATCGGCGAGTACGTCGATTCGATCGTCACGGTTCTTTCGCGCGGCCCCGAGTGGTATTGGGCCGGTGCGGTCAACTACACTACGTTCACGGCGGACGAACTCGTGTCAGCCGTAGACGCGAGGCTTGAGA